AAAGTAATAAAAGAAAACTTTTTATGGGAAGTCGGAGCTATTTTGAGTGATGAAAAAACTGCAACAAATTTCAGATCAATAGACAATTGCACTCTATGGGATAAAACTTCTGTCAATGAAAACTAATATGTTTCCGGACCTATTATTATTGCTTCAACAGAATATTTTATCGAAGTTTACAAGATAAATTTAATTAAAAATACTCTATTCCTAGCAAAGGAAGAGGCTATAAATTTTTATAATAAAATCTATAAGGAAAGTATTTAATGACACGAGAAATAAAATTTCGAGCATCTGAAATCATTAAAAAAAATTGTATGGTAAAAGTTTCTGGATGTTTTTGGTGCAGGGAAAGACGTTACATTTTTGCGATCTGTGTTATTAATAAATGTGGAAATGAAGACTGTTATAGAAAATATAATTCTTTTCCTAAAAAGAAATAAAATTATTAAGGAATCTGAATGCCGCGTGAAATAAAATTTAGGGTTTGGGATAAAATAAATAAAGAATTTTTATACTGGGATGTGAAATGTGCTGTTGACCTTCCTATGCTAAATAGATTTTCTCCTTACAAACTAGGAACTATGCCAAATGAATGCATCCTTTCACAATTCACCGGTATCAAAGATTGCGACGGGAATGATATTTATGAGGGAGATATTATTCATTCCCGAACCTTCTCTGGCGATATTAATGTTGTGAGATATGAATTTACACATAGAAATACTTATGGTCATGGTGAATCATTTTACGAATATTCAATGGGTTTTCATTTTGAGGGGTATGGTTTATCTACCCCAACAGATCTTAAAATCATCGGAAATATATACGCTAATCCTGAGATTTTGGAGACGAAATGAAAATAGAAAAATTTTGTGTTGAGGAAGATCATTTTGCATTCAACAAATGGATAAAAGAAAAAATCAACGAATTAATCGATGCGTTTAATACAATCGAAGATAGATCAATGTTAGGGTTAGCAGAATACAAGGAACGAAAAGATGAATTAATGAAAATATATGTTATTTTTGGAGCAACTGGTGAATATTCAGATAGAGATGAATGGATAATAAAAGCTTATAAAAACAAAGAAATGGCAAAATCTCATTTATTAAACGCCGACAAAAGAGCAAAAGAGTTGTTCAAGAAATATGAAGATGAACCGTGGAATTGCAAAGAAGAAAATATATATGATCCAGCTTTTCGGATGTATTACACCGGCACTCAATATTATATTTTACAATGCGAAATAGAGGAATAAATGAAAATAGAAGAATTAGAAATTAAAGAAACTTTTGAAATAGAATCAGGATCTATTAAAAAATGGGAAACTGATTATACTACGATTACAAGTATTATATTTAAAATCAACGAACTAATTGATGGGTTTAGTCAAATGGATGCGCAAGCATCCCATTGTACGCGCTGTATAGAGTATTTGAATAAAAAAGAAGATAGGATGAAAAAACATGATGAAGAATACATGTATAATATAAATAAAATACCAAATATTGAAAAAAGATTATTTGAAATTGAAAAAACATTTGATGAAACAAAATCCAAAATTTATGGAATTCCATTTGATTTGAAAAAATATAAAGAAGAAAAAGAACCTGAAGAATTAAAACCTTTAAATTGTCCATTTTGCAATCAAATACCATTTATAAAAAGATACGAGATAGACTATTTATACAAATGGGAAATTGGTTGTAATGGAAGTCATGATTATTCAGATTGTTCATTCAGACCAATGAAAGATGGATTTGATTCATTAAAAGAAGCAATTGAATCATGGAACAAGAGGTCAAAATGAAAATAGAAAAACTATATTACCATGCTTATGATGGAATTTCCGACAAATCACTATGTGATAAAATAAACGAAATAATATATGAGCTGCAGTCATTTGAACGAATAAGGGAATTTCATATGGATTCTATTACAAATACATCCATAGAGCATCGGAAAATATTGGAAAAATTAGAAACACAAGTTTCGCATTGCATTGGATATATAAACGAACACGCAGATGAATTAAAAGAAATCAAAGAAGAATTACAAACGCAAGCAATTAAAATCACTGAAATTGGCGAATGTAAATGCGAAGAAGAAAAAGAAGAATGTTTTTGTGGTTGTCACACAAGAAATTCAATTGATTGCAATACTTGCAAGTGTGAAAAAGACGAACCATTATTGAAGTGCCCTTTTTGTGCATCGGAACCAGAAATAAACCAACCGTGGGAACGTTATAGTTGGTTCACAGTAGTATGTTCACAGTGTAAAAGTCCTGAGGCGGGAAGTATAGTTTTTCATCGCGCTAAAACAAAACAAGAAGCCATTGAAGCATGGAATAGAAGAAAATAATATGAAAAATGAATTAAAAAATTGTCCAGAATGCTTACAAAATTCTTTATGTATAGGAGAAATTATTGCTGGGAAAAATATTGATAACATTCATTTGATATATCAAATATTTTGTGAAAATTGTAAATGGTTTTCAAATACAGTACATAATAAAAAAGAAAATTTAATTTCAGAATGGAACACTCGCGCTAAGGATTAAAATGAAATTTCTTGACAATATTTTTTCAGGATGGGATTTTCTCGACGAGGCATTAAATAGCGCCATTATCCATTATATTTATGGAGATTCATTTTCAACTGAATTACCAAATACCCAATTAAATAATTTATATTTAATTAAATCTAACGAAAAAGAATTTTACAATTTTTTAAATCAAATACAGGCCTACCAAAATGACCGACAAAATCCAACGCCTTGAAATACGTCTACCTAAACACGTAAAGAATATCATTGTAGAGGGTGCAAAAATAAAAGGGCTTTCAATCTCTGCATTTGTAATAAATGCGTCAATGGATAAAGCAATTGAAATAAATAAAAAATTCAAAAGAGAAGAAAATGACCGACAAAATAATAACAACCTTTGAAACAACGCTGACGTGGTATGATCCATTCGATATTCTTCCCGAGAAATTTTGTGAGATATTAATAAAAGTAAAAAATGGTCCTATATTTCTCACAAATTATTTCCCTCCATATAATCCAGAAGATGTTGTTATTTTTGATGGAGAGCAAACTTATTATACACGCGATAAAATTGAATGGTGGGCTTACCTTCCCTCATTCGGAGATGAAAAATGACACTAAAATCACCAGAATATATAAAAGAAGAAGCAAAAAGAGATTTAAGATACCTAAATTATCATTTCAATACTATTGAAGGACTTCTTGAAATGATTGACGAAAATCATGCTATTCAATCTTTAACTTCTATAAAAATTGGATTAAAAATGTGGAAATCTAACATAGAAGAATCCATAAATTCAGTTAAGAAAATAATAAATTGTTGAAAAAATATTTGTAATATTTACCGGAGATTGAATGACAAACAATTTGAAATTATATAAAGGCTTGAAAAAATTGATAAACGATCTTGAAATACCAGAAGATTGTAAAATAAACAATTGGTTCGAATTTAAAATATATTTAAGAAAAAATAGAAATGGTAGCTTTTCATTTCGCGATCCTTATCTTATTGCGTGAACTTGTACTGAGAGTGGGTATTAAGATTACATTTCATTTACCGGAGTTTGAATGAAATCAATTAAAATGAAATAGATAGCGATAGCATCCGGGATTGTCGATAATTATGAAAAATAAAAGAACTCATTGCTCAGATTCGCATGAAAAAATCATTTTAAAAGAAATGAAACATTTATTTGAAGATAATAATTATTATTATTCAAAACCTCCTGGATTTTGGTACCAAATAGACGATGATTGGGAAAGATGGTGTAAAGATGAAGATTTCCATTGTGGTAAATTTAAACATGAAATCATTATAAATGATTGTAATATTTTAATAATTGATACACTAGAAAAGTTTGAAAAGTTTGTAGATGAATACAGCACCACAGATTTAAAATGTTGGAAATTTAATAAATTAAAAGTAGAAAAATTGATTAATAATTATGATGGTCTAGAAATTTCACACTATTTTTATGAGTATCGATTAAATGTTCATTGGTATTATTCATGGGATTGCGCAAGTGGAGTAATCTGGACTCCAAGGAATGCAACCGTTAATTACTTATGTGAAAGATTATGATCAAAAAAACATTTAAATGGCTGACGATAGCATCAGCTGCTGCCGGTAGTGCGTATATAGCGCATAAATTGGGCTGTTGTGTTTGTTTTATTAGCAAATAAAACAAAGCCCTCATAAGAGGGCTAACAATAGTAGTGATATTACATTTTTTTAGGACGACCACGACCTTTGTGTTCCATCTTTTCAGCTTTTTTGTAAAGCTTTTTATCTTCTTTTTCATGCTTACGTAATTCTTTTCCAACATGTTCTGCTTTCATCATTGCTTTTTTAGCAGCTTCATGATGATGTTTTAATTTGGCATGATGCTTTTCAGCTTCTTTCATGTGGTGGTGAGCTTTTTTGTGATGTTCGCTTTTGTGTTTCATAATTTATTCCTTCTAGTTTAAAAAAATATCCACAAGGGTTGGGGATAACTCTGTGGATATTTCGAATTATACAATAATAAGTTTTTGATGCAATTAATAAAATTACAAAATGAATTATAAATAACCAGTATCACCAATCATTGCTGTGTCGGGTACTTCTTTTAATTCCATATTATCAGGCAAATCATAAGGAGAAGAGCCATCATAGGAAATTAAATTAATAATTGTGCCTGGAATACAATCTACTAATGTCCAAACATTACTTACCCACATCCAATTTTCCATAGTGACAGTATTTACAAGTGCCCATTGCATAAAATAATCCTCTATTGATTGCAATATTCAATAATAATAATAACGCCACTACCACCTGCAGCGCCTGCAATTTGAGTAGTACTTTGCGCAATAGTTCCGCCTGCAGCGCCTTCTCCACTTCCAGAAGCTCCAGCAAAAGCAGCGGTTGCAGTAGTAGTTCCAGATGAATTGGTGGTACCTAAAGCACAACCACCCCCACTTGAAGCCTGATATTGGGTGTGAGCAATACAGACACCAGGAATTCCTGATTCACCAGCTATTTTGTAATCTCCAGTGCCACCAGTAGTACCGCCAGAGCCGCCATTGGCACCCATAAAAGGAGGAGATCCAGTATTTGGGCCTCCAGAACCACCAGCACCACCATTAGCGCTAATTAAAACGCCAAGAGAAGTTGTTCCACCCGCACCGCCAGCATTATTACCTGCAGCCCCTGCAGTACCAGCAGCACCAATAGTAACTGTTTGAGATGCACCAACAGAAGCTGCCGTTAAAAGACTTTGAGAGAAAGCGCCACCCCCGCCACCACCAGATACTGCAGATTGAGTGCCTGCAGTAGTAGCACAACCACCGGAACCACCACCACCACCTTTGCATATAACCATACAAAATAACATTCCTGTTGATGGTGTATAAGTTCCAGAAGAAGTAAAAATCTGTGATTTAACCGTTACTACAGGTTTTAAACCATTAATAGTTAAACTTGCTGTGGCACTTAATGACAATGAAGTACCTGTGGCTGCACCAATGTTCGGTGTTGTTAGACTTGGTGTGTTTGCAAAAACCAAAGCACCTGTACCAGTTTCATCTGTCACTGCATTGGCTAAATTAGCGCTTGTAGGAGTTGCTAAGAAAGTAGCTACATTTGCGCCTAAACCACTAACACCTGTGCTTATAGGCAATCCTGTGCAGTTTGTTAGGGTTCCTGATGTGGGTGTTCCTAACAAAGGAGTAACAAAAGTAGGAGAAGTTACCAATGCAACTGCGCCAGATCCTGTAACACCATTAGATAAATCACTGGCTGCTAATTGATCAACACTAACATTACCACCCAAAGATGTTTGTTTTAATACTTGGCTTGTACCGCCAGTTGCAGATAAATTGCTACCCGTACCGCCATTTGCAAGCGGTATAATTCCAGAAATACCACCGCTTGGAACGCCTGTGCAATTGCTTAAATTACCACTAGATGGAGTTCCTAATGCTGGTGTAATAAAGGTAGGACTAGTATTAAATACCGCCTGTCCTGATCCAGTCTCATCTGTAAGTGTTGCTATCAGATTTGCACTAGTAGCAGTTTGAAGAAAAGTTGCCATACCAGTGGCAAGACCTGAAACACCTGAACCAATAGGAAGATTTGTGCAATTGTTTAAATTTCCACTTACTGGTGTTCCTAGCGCTGGAGTTACTAAAGTAGCACTGGTAATAGTAGGAGAGGTCATGGAAGCACTATTGCTTCCAACGAAATTACCTGTTCCAGTTCCGCCTTGTAACTGGACATCTAAGGCATTAGCAATTGTCATTTTTAATTTCCTTATATGACATTTAGAGAACCTTGAGGAGCACCCCAAGTTTCCCAGGTTGTATTTGCAACGGTACAAACTAATCGGATGCTATTAAAATTAGCGCTAGATGAAACCGATCCACCAGCACCCACAGTAGACGCTACCTGACCAACTTGAATGCTTTGTCCAGCACCTTGGGTAATAATCCAACCACCCGCTCCTTTACCTACAACCCCTAATTCATCACCGACAGCAGATGTAGTAGGAAGGGATAGAGATACTTGAGCAGCATTATTTGCAATATAACCGGTATTGGCAGCCATAGATTGAGATGTTCCAGAAACTACTGTCCATCCAAATACAGCTACAGCAGATGAATTAATAGTAATAGTGCCTGGGCCATTAACGATGGATACGTTTGCACCAGCAATTAATTGGGCTCTTTGCGGAGCATTATTGGTATATCCGATTACCAATTGTCCATCTGTCATAGTCCCAAATGTAGTTTCCCAAACAGAGGTACTAATAGAGCCTGCTAAAGTACAAACCCAAAGAACTTTATTTGAAGTATCCCATAGGCGCTGATAAAGAAGACCAGCAACAAATCCATTAGGATCTCCAGGATAAGTCAAAGTATCAAACTGGAAGTTTAAAGATAAAACTTGCTCCAAGGTTTCTTGTACAGATATTCCACCTTGCACAGCGCAAATAATATCTGTTAATTGTGAAGATGCCACCGTAGGTAGCTGTGTAAACATTTCATTAGCCATGAACTACATCCTTGTAAGCTTATGGATCTATTTTATAAATCTCTAATTTCTTTACAGACATCCAATAATTCAAATGTAATATTTTCTTCTTTATCAAGAATCTCAACACCTCTTTTAAGAACGTGTTTCTCAGAGTCAGATAATTCAAATTCTGTGAGTTCATCTTTTAAAGTATTGTATTTAAATTGACCCTCACCAATTTCATCAAATTCTATCTTAGATTTATATTCATCTGATAGATTTGTAATGCGATCAGAAAGTTCTTTGCAACGCAATTGACCGTCTAAAGAGCCTGTTTTTGGTAAAATTTTTAATAAAAAATAACGTTTTTGTAAATTTAAAAGCATTTTATAAATCCTGCATCTGTGAAAATTTATCCATGGATTTTAATACATCGTATAATTCTATAACAGTTGGTTGATATCCTGAAAATTCCTCAGAAGTAAAATAAGAAGAAATCATCAAAGGAGATGCCAAAGAATTACGAGCTTCATGGGATAAATAAGATGCCACCAATATTTCACAAGCACTGAATTTAGACCATTTAAAACCATAAATGATGTGATAATTAGCATTTACACCAAAATCTGTTGAAATATCACCACATAAAGCCATTTTAATCCCCTTAAATAAAATAAGTTCCAGAAATTTGTATTTCTCCACTAGCCGAGAAACTTGCATCTGTTATTTGAGTTTCAACGCCTGCGACTAATGAAAAAATTTCTGTATAAGCATTGTTACCATTTGCTGCAAGGGTTATAAAGCCCGTAGTGCTTAATCCATTACCAAATCCAAGAGTAAATGCAGCTCTGGATATGGAAGCATTAATCGTTAAAGGAAGTGATACCCTAATGTTACCACTAGCAGATCCTTTGCTTGTCCACATTATTCTTAACCAAAAACTAACGATATTGCCGCTTCTGGAAAATTGTCCAGATGCTGTACTTGTTGTGAAATTATTTGTTCCATCACCAATTGTAGGTGTATATGTTTCCAGTGTATTTGCGTCGGCAAATTTCCATCCCGAATTATAAACCCTCAATCTATTGTTAGTTGTATCATAAGAAAAAGGAATGAAACCACCAGAATAATTTGTTGGAGTTCCAGTTGGAACGCCAGCAGTACTTGGCATTGATGGGAAACCTAAGGATGAATTCGTAGCCAAGGATCCTGGGCCAAATAAAGTATCCCCATCACTAGTCAATCTAAAAACAGGATTTGTGGCTCCCGTTGATCCTGCAACGCGACTATATACTTGAAATAAGTGTTCCCCATTTCTTGCGTCAAATCTTAAAAATCCACCCTGATTTGCAGAAGTATAAGAACCTCCAAATCTATTTGAGCTTGAATCATTAATTCCAAGTTCAATTAAAGATGCATTAACTTCAGTCGTAACTCCGGCATTAAAAGTGCGAGAGCCGCCATCCATAAATGATGCAACACCATTTATATTAATTTTTGTAGAGGTTGCTAAAGTAGTTGTTCCCAATCCTAATATTTTATTAGTATTATCCCAGAAGAAATTTGAATTATCTTGAGTATAAACACCTGAAGCACCTGCGAATACTACAGAGCCTGTAGTAAAGGCCGTAGGAGTCCCTGTGCCACCAAATCCTACTCCTATCGTGGTTGCATTCCATGTACCAACAGTTACCGTTCCTAGGGAAGTAATATTTGTTTGAACAGCGCTTGGTAATGTGGAACTCCAGGATATTGCGCCAGTGCCAGCAGATACCAACGTTTGATTAGCGCCGGCTTGTGATTGTGTTAAAACATTTGGAGATCCAAGTGGGCTATATAAAATGCTGTTTTGAGCGATAGTATCTGGGAACGAAATAGAACTCCAATGAGGAGCACCACCACCAAGCGAAGATAATAATGGATTATTGCTAGGGCTTACGGGAGGAGCCAAAATAGATAAAGCAGAAGCTGTTGAATAAACAACACCTCCATCATTTGCAGTTAAGCTGGCATTGGTACCACCTCTTGTAAGAGAGAGTTGACCAGACCATCCTGCAGTTATAGAAGCTGCTCTTACTAAAGCAGTTGCAGGAGATCCTCCCAGAGTCAGAGTTACATTTGTATCACTGGCGGCAGTTAGCGCTGCTTTTGTTACGGTAAGAACGCCAGTATTTGACAACGTAGCATCACCAGATAAAGCAACATCTGTAGCCACATTAGAAGCATTTCCAACAAAAATATGTGTATTTGTTAAGTTAGATGACGAAAATTGCAATGCTAAAGAAGAATAAGTGAATCCAAAATTATCTGTAGGACCATAAGGAGATCTTGCTAAATAGAAAACGTCATTAGCATTAAATGTAGTCGTTGGATTAGCATCAAATATTTGTTTCCAATTAGCTGACATTTTTAAATCCTTTTATGTAAGAAGCATATCCGTGCCGTCCAGCAGCAGCATGTGAGTATCATCTAAAAGAAGCATTGCTCCTGATACTGGAGGAAAAGGAGTTCCTTGTTCATTATTTTGTGCGTTCATTAAATTTTCAGTACCAAAATTGAAATTAGGGCTAAAAGGAAAATCATTATCAGAGGTGCGCATTTTATCTTCCTATATTCCACCATCGACCGAATAAAGAGATATACCGACATCTGAAGAAGCATTAGATGTAATGCAGTGAATAATATCCCCAGCATATACAAGCCTCGCACCTGGATTTAATTCTGAGTTGGTTGATGCAAATGCAGCTCCTGCTGGAATTGCAGCAGTCGTATTAGTAGCAACCCAAACAGTAGAGCCGGGCTGATACGAAAATGAGATAACCCATACAGGGAAATTGCTTGGTATTGTAAAAGTTTCTTCTGCGCCATTAACTAGAGTTGCAGAAAAATGATTTGTAGAGAATTGAGGAGCGTAAGCATTGTAGCCCTGATTATCGCGTCCAAACATCAATTTGGTAGTCATAACACATCCTTGTGTTTTAATTAAAACATTATATTACAATTTTATGAATTTATTTATCCCAAATGTTGGTTGAAATAGATTAATATCAGCTGATCCACTATTTATGTCTGTTGTTCCAGTAACAGGTACATTAAATGTTACCTCTGATTGAGGCTGAGAACCTAACTGTATTAAATCGGTTCCGACATGCCCATAAAATTGCCCATCTGATGTAAAATGATGGGTATGAGCAGGAACAGCGGTGCTTGTACTAGCACCTTGTAATACTCCTAAAGAATTTCTAATAGTTCCCGATCCAGTTCCAGCAGTAGTGGGGGTTCCAGCAAAAGCAAGTTCCAAAGTTAATGCCAACCCAATAGTATTAGTTGTAATTAAAGTTACATAATAAACCGTATTAGCTGTTAAAGACCCCAAAGAAGAGCCAACAACCTGAACTGGATCGCCAACTGTATATTGTGTGGTTCCACCAACCACAGTTAATACAGTGGTTGCTGATGTATAAGTTTGATCTGTTACATTTGCATCTAATGAAGCAGTTGTGCGCCCAAGAGTGTTGGGCAGAGTTAATGCCTTATTTGCTTCCCAGTCTAATTTTGCTGTCCCAAGAGATGAAGCTGTTACAGGACAAACTGATCTCGTTGTGTTATTCCACAGTAAATTATAAAGAGGCCAAGTAACACCTCCTTTAATAATTGCACTTGATGCTGAATTTCCAATGCTGGTGTTATTGGATGGAATCCAACCCGTACATATACTGGATGCCCAGGATTCAATCTGTTGTCCAGTTCTTGGTGAATTTATAATGCTATCTATTTCATCATAATTAGCAAAATCAGTAGTAGGAACTGTATCTCCTAAATAAATACTTGGTATTGCAAATGAAACATCCAAGGGAGTTTTTGTTTCTAATGCAATCTGAAGATAATAAGCGCTATCTTGTATCTCAGATGCATCATAAATTAATCCAAGAGTTGATGGAAATTTAAAAAAACTCTGAGATTGCGTCCAGGATGTTGTAGGATTTATTGTGTTTATTAAATAAGTCTGACTTGTGGTATTTCCTGTTCCTGATCCAGTATATACATACAGACTAATTGTTAATTTATTTGATCCAGTGGTGTTATTTGCTTTTGTCCATATACTAAATATGGCATCAACATTATCCAATGTTTGTAAATGTAAAGAAATTGGAAATTGATAATATTTTGTTCCTTCCGAGGATCCCGTAGAACTACATATATGCTGTAAATAATATTCTGGTCTAATAGAGCCAGGAAAATTCTCAGATCCTACTGGAAATCTTCTAATTTGAGCTATATCAGCAGCCCCTGTAGCATCTTTCTTGAATCTAAAATCTGGATCTGAAAATCCATCATGTTGAGATGGGCATATAACAGACTCAGTAGAATTTGTTAAAGTAATACTAAAATCGCCATTTGCGTTTTCCGTTCCATTTGATCTCCAAAATCTATTATTTATTATTAAATTCTGCAGGGTGGGAATGTCATTTCCATCATTTCCACCATTTGGCATAAAAGGAAAATTCTGACGAGTAAATTGCATCTGTCCATTACTATTTTGAACAACTATGTAATAGAATTCTGGAACTTTAGGATCTATCTCAGAAACAGGATAGAAAAAAGGCAAGACATCATTTCCATTCCCATCTACAATTGTACCAGCCCCACTTAATACGAGAGGATTTGGTAATGTAATGAAACTGTAATTAGGATATGAACCAACTTGGTAATACCAATTCTTTAATTCAGTACGTGAATTATCTTTATATAAAGTAATAGTGCCTGCAGATAATGCCTCACCTGTAGATTTATCTACCAGAAAATCCTGAAGTACTTTTGATTGAACTAATAAATCTATTACTATTGGCATTTTATCATCCTTGATTCGAAAATTGCGCGCCTATTTGTCCTGCAATATTTCCTAACGGCATCCCAAATGGCTTCATTAAAAATCCAGCTAAATATGGTAATGATCTAGCTGTACTTATGCCAGCTTTTATTGGCGAAGGTAGAGCTTCGTATTTTGCAATTTTCGTCGCCAGAATCTGATTATTTAATGCTTTTGCTTGATTATTTTTAACCATTGCATTAACTAAATCTTGTGCTTTGCTATATTCCAAAGATCCTGGTTGGATTGCGCCAGATTTAATTCCATTTTGAAGCATCCCAGAAATATTTTTACTAGTGTGCATCTCAGGTAACCAATTTCCAGAAGTAGCTGCATCAAAAGATGGAGAAATTCCTTTCCATATCATTTCTTGTTTATATGGCGCATCTGCAGATAAATAAGGATCTGTAATATTTGTCCCATAAATACTATCAAAATCTTTTAATCCTGGAATGATCATATTACTTTTTATATTTGCGGCAGCAGTATTTAATAATTGTGATTGTGCTGGAGTAATATAAGGAGATTTTTTAGCCATGCTAAAAACTCCGTGCGCCTCTATTGCATTTCCAACAGTAGGATTAGAAATTAAATTCTTATATGCTTCTCCAGGTTTTATAGGATTTTCGTATGATCCAAAATTAGTATTAGGATCAATAGATGAATTTAATTTGTCACCAAACCCAGGCATTATTAATTTATCTACAGGGGAAGCTTGTTTTGTTCCTGTAATTCCAGATAACTCTGGCTCCATAGAATAATTTTCCGCAAACAATTCTGGATGTTGTTGGTAAAAATTTCCTGTCGGTGTATCTCCAAACATTCTATTAAATTCATTGGAAGTCTGTTGTCTAATATCCGATGACCCAGGAATTCTTGAGGGAGAAGATAATCCAGGAATAGGATGATCAACTGCTTGCTGTGCGCCTGAATAACCAGGTCCCCATTCAGAAGCATTTTGTGATCTGGCAGCAATTAAATCAGAGAGAGTACTTTGTGCTTTTGATTCTGTAGCAGCATCAAGAACAGAATTTTTTTCTAAAATTTTAGATGATAATTTAGTGATTGGGTCCATTGATAAAGATTTCAAACCACCAGCAATGCTAGAAACTAAATGACCTACCGCACCAAGTCCGGCACCTAAAATAGGAGAATTTGGGGATTGAGCAGCACCACTTACGGCTTGACCAATAGCGCCACCTGGCAAAAATGCACCTTCTACACCAGAAGAAATATCTTCCGCAGTTCTATAATTGCTATTATTTGGCAATTGTCTGCCAGTTAAATTACCAATTATATTAGCCATATTTGCAGAACTATATGGGATATCATTTGCTATTGAAGGAGCATAATTTACAGCCAATGTGTGAGGTAAATTTACCAATGATTGCCCTAATTTTGCTGCTCCCACCAATGGAACTTCTGACATTTGCGCCACTGAATTTGCATAAGGAACAATATTAGCAGCTAATTTAGCCCATTCTGGCTGTTGTACCTGAGGATTGCTTATCCCCATTGATAAATATGCTGCTTGTTGAATAGGGTCAACTACAGGTGCAGGATTCCCTTGAGTTATTCCTAGACTTTGGTAAGCAGCCTGTTGTATTGGATCCATATTATTTGGCATTTAATTGTCCATAGGGGTGTGCAATGGATTGCTTAATTGATGAATAGGTTAGGTCCCATTGCTGCTTCTTTTGAGAAGGTGTAGCTTTTTTCCATGAGCCTATACCATTTTCTGCCTCATACTCTTGCTGAGCCTCTTGGGTAACTTTATTCGCCTTCATAGAAGGAGACATATTTGAATTCATCCATGAATAATTAGGTGCATTTGCATTTAAAGTTGCATCACTTGGAATTTGTTGCCCAGAATCCATTCCAGATTGATTAACATTAGAAGGAGAGCTTGTATTTTGTGAGTACGAATTATTATTTCCCAAGTTTTTCTTAACAGCATTCCATCCTTTAACTATATCATTAGTTAGATTTCCATACCAAGTTGGTTGTTGTTGAACAGGAATAGGTAAACCCTGTGCAGAAGTTGGCGGTGATACGGCTCCCCTAGTGGTCTGAGGAGTTTGAACTGTACCAGATGGCGCAGGAACACTTCTTCCAAATTGCTGAGAAAAAACGCCACCCAATGTATTTGCCAACCAAGGATACATTGCAAGTAGTTTTTTATTTTCCATTATTGAAGCTAATTGTCCTACTGGAAGCATTCTAAGTGCTTCGTTCTGAGCCATTAGGCTAGCAAAAGGAGTGGCGGCTTGCATTTGCTGTGTTGTCTGTTGTTGTTGAGCCAACTGTTGTTGTAACAATGGTGATAAATAAGCATTCTGAATTGCTCCACCAAATCCCTGCATAGCAGCACCCATAGGCGTTTGACCATATCCAGGAGCTTGTGTTGCAAAAAATTGATTAACTGGCATTTTAATTATCCTTATGAACTTGCAAACATTCCTGCTAATGAACCGAGGCCACCTAATATTCCACCAATACCAGAAGCATTATTTTGATTTTGTTGCTGTGTGCCAGCGTATTGCATCATGGCCTGGTTATTTAAAATATCAGCCATATTTTGGCCCAATCCAGTAGAAGCACCAAGACCCATACCTGCTAATCCTTGCTCACCTTGCAAGCCTTGACCATACATTCCGAGGGCTTTATTCATGTAATTATAATAATCTTGATTACCAAGTTGAGTAGCTGTAGCCATATTTTGTTGTTGATTAGCAGGAGAACCAGCCATACCGCCCGCAGCCGCTCCTTGATTAGCGCCACGAAGTGCCTGACTAAGAGCAAATTGAAATCCAGGAGATTGATGATAACTTGCACCAATCTGATTCATTACACCACTTGGATTTGATAATAAATTACTATATTGACCCTCAAGATTACCAAGAGCACCCTGACCAGCCTGCATATAGGGCTGATAATAACCAGGCATTTGATTCATTGCTTGCTGTTCATAAGGCATTGCAGCTGAGGCTGGATTTTGTGATCCCAGCATTGAACCTAGACCTGATCCTAATAGACCACCGCCAAGTAAACCTTGTTGCCAATTGAAAGCCATAACCTATTCCTTTAGGTTTTATGTAAATGTAAACGTCTTCCATGACGCACCAGTAATGATCGAAGTAGGATCTTCTGGATTTGTAAACGTTATTATAAACATTTTGGGCACAGCATCAGTAGTACTATATATCATTTGCCCAGAAATATTTGGTGTTGGTGGATTTGTAGATTGCAAAGATTTACCTATTAATCTTGTGTAAATTTCAGCAATAGTAGCTTGATCATTATTATCCAAAGGAGGAATTGACCATCCTTCATTAGATAAATTTGCTTGCAACTGTTGATATAAGTTTGAAAGAGACAAATGCCAGTTGGGTGTAAAGTGACCAGTTTTATCAACTGCAGGAGTATGCCTAGGGAAATCTGGGAAAATAGATTGATTCTTCTTTTTTTGAACAGCCATCCTTGGCCTCAATTATATAAAAGTTAATATGGTTTATATTTTTTACATAATTTACTATAACTTTAGTAACTTTAAGGTTTCACGTAGAACTATTGACGTATATTTGCAACTCCATCAATTGCCACAATCCGCCCTATACCCCAGAATTTAAACTGAACTACAGCATCATTTACTAAACCACCTTGCCACCACATCAATCTATTTCTGCGTTTTCCAATAGGGTTCAAGTTGTAGGGAAAATCAGAACTGAAGCTTTCTCCACCGTCATAAGAAACAGACATATCAACCCGAGGAGTTGTTGGAATTATGTCGTTTTTCTGAGCAATTAAATTAAATGATTCACTCTCAGCAATTAATTCAGTTGTAAGATTATTTCCATCCTGCGTAACCAGATAATCACCACTTTGAGTTACAAGAAAATCAAAAGAATTCGATTCTGTGACAAGTTGATTTCCATCTTGGGTAATTAAATAAATAGGACCCCTATTTTGGTACTGATATTGAGTTTCACCAGTTTCTATCGTGAAACCAACATCATTGAGAATAAAATAATCCTGAGATGGCAGACGGATGTTTTTACAAATTCTTATCCTGGGAATTTCATAATCAATGGGATTTTTAGCATCATTAGGATTTGGTCCTTGATAAGTAGTAAATACCGTATCAAATATGTAGAAATTTCCATCATTTTTACTAACAGCATAATATTGGTTATTGAACCAAACCACCTGACCCATAATGTAATAATTTAAATTCTGATCACAGGCTTGATAAATTTTATTCAGCGTCAAATCAACCACAAAAGAAATGTTGTCTGTATAAAAATTAAGGTGATAAAAGAGGTGGCCATTCTTCCGGTATAAAAATCCTTGCGAATCTTCCGGCGTATTAATCTGAGATAACTGGAAATCTATACCATCGGTTGTGATCTTAGTAGGCAACCCACCAGTGGTGTACATAATAATTGGACCAGATTTTTCATTGGCTGCTAACCATATAACAATCTCATCCATGAATGCTACAGTCGCAGGTGATAAGCAACCATAATCAATAGAGCCTTGATCTTGTCTCTGATAAGGGAATAATTGAGCACCTGTATCAAACCACATCTCAGTAACTGATTTGCCCATCACCAGGATCATATTGCCCTTAGATGGAAATCTGACAACTGCTTGAGTATTGTCTGGCTTTGTTTCTAATAGACCAACAGTTTGAGCTATCGACTGCCAGACGAAACCATTATTCTGACCTGATAATCTCCATGTATTGTTTGCTGGGGGAGAATAAAAAGTATCATTGCTAGCTGCAACAATAAAATAGGTATCGTGGAAGGTAATGTATCCAGGGGTAAAATCTGTTGGAATTTCCTGAAATGATCCTTCGACAGTTGCAGTTTGTGTGCCTGTTCCATTGGAAGTAAGTGTTATCGAATTATCTGTATATGCATCCCCTGGTGTATCTGCCAACTCAATAGTTGTTGTATTTCCATTTATATTTGGATTAGCCACATAATAAGTTGCTGTGGAAAGCAATGGTGCAGGAAGACTCCCACCGCTGTTTGATAATTTTATTGGTTCACCTACAGCAAAATTAATCGCCTGATTAAAAGTCAGAGTGTGAGGATGTGTGGCGAAATCTGTTGTAAATACAAATGAACCAGCTGATAGAGCAGGATCATAAACATAAAGATGAGTGCCATCAGAAATAAGAATTTGTGGTTTGTTATTTTCAGCAAAATAAACTACACCATTTGTTGTATCAAGAGTGCCAATTTCAAGAACAATTTGGTTTTTTATGCTTTGCTGAATATGGTCGTATTCGAAGTCTATTTTGTAAACTTTGTCGTCATATACTGCGAATATTTGATTTAATTTAATGCTTTCGTATAGACCCCTTGCACCTTGCGCATCATTAAAATTGGATGAGTGAAGACCTATTTTATAGCCAGGATATTGTGTGAGAGCGCCATCAGAGATCGTGAGATTTATAGTTCGTTCTGTAGATATTTTGTTATAAATACCATAGACGGAAGAGCCCACGATGTTCAAGGGAATTGATTTGAAATTCTGTCCTCTTCCTACAGGCATTTAACCGTCCTTGGTTATTGGTTCTGTTATTCACATTTGTGTTTTTCTAGGTATTCATAGGCTTTTAAAACTAATGATGAGTCATCATTAAAATTTCCCAATCCTATATTACATTTAAAACATAATATTCCTCTTACATTACCATTGAAGTGATCATGATCAATACAAAGTCTACATACATCCGAATTATTTATTTTTTTAGCCGTATACCTTGTTTCAATATTTCCACATATCTCACACTTATTACTTGCCTTTTCAAGTAATCCTTTGTATTCATCAACTGTTAAACCATATTTCTTTGCGTTTGTTCTTTTATTTATTTTGTCTTTGTTTTTTAAATGTCCATTTCTTCCGTATTTTTTATATCTTTCTGGATTATTCAATCTATCTTTTTTTACCCATTCTTGTCTTTTTTCTCTTCTAGATGAATTATATTTTTTTATTTCTTCTTTTTTTGATTTTCTGTCTTCCTTTTTACATTCTAAACAATAAGAATTTCCTCTTGCATGAAAAGTTACTTGCTCTTTTGTTCTGTATCCGTGAATTTTGCAATTTTTTACAATCCCTTCAGGCATTTTTTCTTTTTCAGGTAAATTAAAAGATTTGTATTTTTTAAATCTTTCTCTATGCATATAACACATAGTTCTGCCTGATGGCGCTATTTTTTCACATCCTTCAACATTGCAAATTTTCATGGATTCCATGCTTTTCTCCTCTTTAAGTATGGAATCCTTTCCAAAATTAATAATTGGTCGCCATCCTATTCCTATGGCACTCTCCATCCGCGCCCTATGTTGACGTCCCCCCATGAGAATCCAGGAGTTTGTGTCAAAATACTTGTTTTACCAGCTGATAAATCTGGAGGCGTTATATACATTAATTTTCTTTTATAAGACTCGAGTATTTTAGCACTCTCTGGATTAAATTGTACACCATATTCACTACATTGGTAGCTCGCAAGGCGATACCTTAGATATTCCACATAAGACGTATCGTAAACTGATGTTAAATCTGTATCCAAAGAAACATCCGTAAGAAAGAACTTACCGAAAATCTTCAGCGGGAAATTTCCAGAAGGTAAAAAGTACATATATAAATCACCACCACCCAAGCCTCTAACATAAGTCCAGCTAAAAGGTAGGGATGCAATATTATCCACCCTTGCAGAACCGAAGTATTTTCTCTGCGTAACGTAATCCATAGGATATCGAACCACATCGATATTAAATGTAACGCTCTCAATCTGAGCACAATGTGGGATAAAATATTTTTCCTGATTGGGAACTGCTGTAATGCTGGTGTCGTAGTTGTAATAAGGAATACACTCAGTTTCAATCTGAGCAAAATCCAGAAGTGCATTAAGCATTTCAAGACCATCAGTTATTTGATCACCAGTAGGTGTTTGAAGATTCCTAGCAACTATTCCAGAAAGAAACCAGGAGCGCGTAATAAGTTCTTGAGCAAGCATATCGACACTCCATGTCTACTTGCATTATATAAGGGGCTCTATACGAGCCCCGTAATTTTAAACAGCAAAATCATAAGCCATTACTAATAGATCTACTGATCCAGCTGAAACAGTGTATGCAATAGTAGCTGCACCAGAGTTCAAGCCAACAATTACTGGGCTCAATGTTTGTGTTTTAGCTGTAGCGCCTGCCACAGGAGCTCTAACATTAATTTGATCACCAGTTGCAGAAAAATTACGCATACGTAACAAATCATTTGCTGCATTTGCATTGAAGTCAGATTCAACCCAAGCAACTGCATTTTGTTGTGGAGGAACAGCTGCAGATACGTTTACGTTTGCATATGTAGCTGAAGTACCACCAGACAATACAGTTTGCGCACCATTGTATACCCATTTTCTATAGGAACCTGCACCAAAAGAGAATCCTAAAACAAAATGAGAAGAACCGTCAGTACGAATGAAACCTACGATTCTGAATGAATCATAACCAAATGGCATAGTAGGAAGTGCATTAGATGCAAGACTTAGTAAGCCACCTGTTTGTTGATAGCCACGAGAATCAGCGATTACATACACAGCATACATTGTATTTGCTGCTAATGTTCCAGCGTCTAGGCCGTTAACTGCACCAACAACTGCGCTGTCAACAACTAATGGAGCAACTACTGTAGCACCCATGTTATCTGGATTATTAATACCAACTGAAATATCAACAATATTGTTACTATCTCTGCAGAGTCCAGAAGAGATATTAACTTTTGTGTTAGGTGTAGTTGAATTGTTAGAAACCACCAAACCATTGATATAAAGATTTGGAGCTTCTAATACTGAATCTAATTGAACTTGTGGATTAGTCATTTTTATTGCCTCGTATTATTAGGCCCCTAAATCGGGGCCATTAATTAACCCTGGGATAGCGGAGCTAATATCCTCATCGCGTACTCTGGGACGATGGTAGAACCGTGAACTTCATCATAGATCATGCCTGTTTGGTTTTGTCCGAAGAGAGAACCATAGGTTAGACGTAAAGAAGCGCCAGTTTCTGGATCAGATTCATTCGCCGTTGGGAATGGATCTTGTTCAGGTAAACGAGGCATAGCTACATAGAATGCTTCACCACCTAATACACCACCACAACGATGAGATGGGAATGTTAAGAGCTGCATTCCTGCTTGAATTGGATTATTCAAGTTTTGGTTTTGACCACCAGCAGAAGTTAAACCTTGGCCAGGTGAGTTTGTTTGCAAAGTAATCACAACATTACCTGAACCATCTGCTGCAGCATCAGAAACTGCTCTAAATTGAACAGGGTTAGCTGATGGGAAGTGACCAATGAATGTTAAGAAACGCATATTTGGTTTTCCAGAAACGCCATCAGCGAATTGGAATACGTCACCAGACTTAACTGCATTTGTATCGTTAGCAGTTGCGCCACTAACAGTGATTTGAGTTACGTTTTGACCTGTAGGATCATTTGTAGAAATTACAGTCAATGTTTGACCCAAAATACCTGTGTTACCAGAAGTGTGAATGGGCATTAAGTTGCTTTGGTAGTACTTAACAACTGGAGTACCCCAATCACCAATTTCCCATGACATAGCGATATCATCATTTCGATGTGGAACGAATTGATTAATACCGTTACCAACCACTGATGGAACAACAGTATCTGGTAGATAAACTTTCATACCAGATGCCACTGAACCAAAGTTTTTGAATAACATATGCATTTGAGCAAGTTGGTTATAGCTTGAAATGGGTGTTGAGCCATTACCAAAGAAACGATAAGGACCAGAATCAGTATGCAATGCGCCAGTGGGGTTACCATTTGCATCATTAACAGATACCGAACTATCCCAGTTTTTAGCAATATTGCCTTCAATCAGATTTGCTAATTCGGCAATGAATGAGCGACCGAAAACTCGCATGTAGTCTTCTTCACCTTTTTCCAAGTTAAAGATTCTTTGTTGAGCCGTTACTGTGAATGAGCTGTTGTTAGCTTGATCCGCTACCAAGTTTTGTACACGTTGAACAGCTGGTTGGAAACTTGCTACCAAAGTTGCAGCTGTAGTTGCACGTGGTGGCAAATCAAAGGTAACAGTTGAACCTAAATTGGCTTCAATTTTATCGAAATCTTTAAACTTCATGTTTGCCGTGGATAAATGGCAGCACAAGTTATAAAGCAATGCTAAGCTGGAACGTTGGTAAGTTTGTACCGTTTGTAAAATATTCTGAGCAAAAATAGCCATCCTGGCCTCCTAATGATCAACCTCTATATTTTTTTCGGAAATCGGAAACAGACAAAACTTTTCCGGTATCCGTACCTGACTGCGTAGGTCGCATCTGTGATAAGGGTTCATTAGGAAGTTTCATTCTCGCTGCGTCTTCATTTTCTTTAATAGAATTTGCAAGACGTTGAGCCTGAATAATTGCATCTCGGGGTGATAAATAGCTGAGTGACTCAAGTTGAGCAAGTTTGAATCTGTCTTTCCCTAATTCGTACAGTACATCAGCGGAATTTTCTACATGTTCAGCCAACAATTGAACTGTATTAGTGAAATTACCAAATTCAATATCACCAGTTACTTTTTCAAAATCAGAATATTTATCTTTACCAGCTGAAATCTTATTTAAAAACTTATTAACAATCCCTTGAGCTTGCTCTTTTTGAGATTTTTCACGAGCCTCATTTTCCCAAGCTTGTTTTTGTTTATTAGTTTCATCAGCAACAAGTTTTCTGATTGCATCTTCTGAATTTATGTTCTGCTGATATCCATAATCAGTCTGAGACTGTTCAGGATATTTCGCTTGCGCATATTCAGGTTGTTGCGCTCTCTGTCTACGATCTCTCTCAACCGCCTCGTGCTTAGCGCGCTTGATAATATCGTTTACTTGTTGTTGATTAAATAATCTTTCATTACTCGTCGATTGACTAGAATTATTATTTACATTCGAGTCCGTAGACGGAGTTAACACAGGTGAAGATGATAAATCCTGACCCGAGCTCATTTCCATTGAACTTTCCATCACTGCTTCCTTGCTATTAACCCCGCAACGGTATTGGACACCCTTGTCCGCTCAGCTTATCGCACTGATCTCGGGCTATTACCGCACCACCGTTATTCCCCAGTTATCGCCTGGGTATCGGTGCTTACTCGCTCTCTTTCAAGCATTCATAAACACAATAAAATTTTATCCACACCTATAATGTATTGCAAAAAACTGTGTAAGAAATTAGCATTATTGATAAGATTTATTAACTTTTAAAAGGATTTGTATGATAGATCTGCTTGGTGAAAAATATCTCACTGAAAAAGAAGCTGCCGCAATGATGGGATATTCTAGAGTTTGGTTACAAAGAGCCAGATATGAAAAAACAGGCCCTAAATTTACGAGAATGTCTGTTCTGGGAAAGATTCTTTATAAAAAATCCACAATAGAAAAATGGATAAAAGACAGGATTTCAGAAAATTAAGGCCTCTTTCGAGGCCTTTTTAAAATTACAAGATACGGTGAGCGATCCCAGAAATAACAACACTACCTGCTGAATAGTCTGTAGTACCACCACTGTATACTGCATACAAAGATGCATTAGAAGCTGTGGGTGTGCTCATACCAGCACTTGCAGGGAATGGAATATCTACACTACCCCAAACATTATTCGCCAATGCTTGTAAAGTAGCAGCAGGAATTACACTATAAACCGTAGTTCCATCTGTAATAGCAAGATTTCTATTACCACCACCGCCAGAGAAGTTTGTACCAAATCCACTCAAACTTAAAGTTAATACAACAAACTGTGTTCCAGTACCTTCTGCCAAAAGCAAAGTAGAAAAAGCGCCACCTGAAAGATTTGTTGCCGTAACAGTTTTAGTAAAAGATTTGATATCAGAAGCCAAACCACCTGCTTTATCCGAAACCTGAATGTACAGATTTGGAGTAATAATAGGAGAAGTTAAATGGAAGGTCGTATTATTTTGAACCTGATCAAACAATAAAGTTCCAACAGCAGAATTTGTGTTATCTGATGCAGCAATTTCATTATGACCAGATGCAGCTGTAGGCGGATAAAATATTAATTTACCTTGTGTGCCACTCAATCCAGCTTGAATATTACCACCACTGATAGCTGTTGCTGGATCTTCTGTCAATCTTCCATCAGTTCCTACATAAGTAGCAATATGATTAGCAATGGTTGGAAGAACAACATTGCCCTCTGAAACATCTTCTACCAATGTAATAACGCCGTTAGAAATACTTACTGCAAATATTCCATAAGTACCAACACCAGTTTGTTGATTAAAACTATATAGAACGTTAAGAATATCACCATTGCTCAATGGGTATCCTTGTAAATTAACTGCATTTAGATAACCAGCAGTTGTAACTGTTGTTAGATTATCACCAACAGTCATTGTTTTAATATTAGGTAGAACTCCAGTATTGGCAGCAATAGGGAGTGGTAACTGAAAAATATTAGCCATGATTCACATCCTTGTGATTATTTGATTTAGCCCTTACGAGGAGTTAAAGATTCCCCAGAACGTTTAAAAGAACCACCATGTTCTTTGCCGCCCATATAGCCATCTTGCCAGGTCTTTTCTACTTTTCCTTTCTGTTTTACTCTTTCAATGCCTTGTTGATGGTCATCTTTAACCTTTCCATTGCTTTTAAATTTCTCAGACATTTTACCACTCCCTGGTATTTTGAATTTTAACCTTCAATATTATGGATTATAGTTTATTAATTGTCTAATCAGTACCAATGCACTCAGATTCAGATACTGTGCCAGTATCTTCACTATAAAGATGTTCAGCCAAAACTTCAAAAAGATGAGATGTTATAAACTTATTTGCAGTTTCCTGATCTGAAAATAGACCAACGATATATTTACCAAAGGTTACTCTCCAGCGTGTATCCCTGGTCTCATATCCATCTACATTTTCTTTATAAACTACAGGTTTTATTTCTACTATCGCCATCATTTCCTTCCATATGTGATATTTTTCTGAGCTCGAATCTTTGGGTTTGCAACAGTCCAACACTCTTTTGAGTCATCCAAAAATACGGTCCATAATAAATGGCTTTCTATGCCGCTATCAATAACTAAATGAGCTAAGCCCTTCCCACCCGGGCATAAATCATGCGGCAAAATATACACAGGCAATGCTGGATCAAGTTGAAGTATCATTTTTATCCTTTATATTTTTTGCGTAAATGTGAAAGAGTTTCAGCAAGATTAGCTTCTTTTCTCAATTTAGGAGATTTACTTTTCTCTGCTTTCTTAATTTTCTTTTCTGGAATTTTTTCACCTTCTGGTACACCTAATTTTTTATGTAGTTTTCCCTTTGATGATTTTGGTAATGCTTTTTGAATCCATTTTTTATCAGACATTTTATTTCTCCTTTCTAACAGATTTTAATTTCTTTTTCATAACACTAAAATCTCCACCAAAATACTTATTTTCTAATTTTTCACCAATAGAAAAAGCATTCATCAATATATCAGCAAATATTTGCCATTCAATTCCTTCATTCTCTTTAAACATTACTTTTTCTAAAGCATGTGATAAACAATCAAGAGCTTCAGAAAATGATTCATGTTCATTAATAGGATGAGCTCCTATTTGTACTATTCCTTTGCTTGTAGTCATTTTCAATAATCCCCTTTTTTCTTATTAGAATATGTTTCTTGATAAATAGCTTGAGTTTGAGCTTTAGTAGCATCGTTTGAATGTTTCATAATCTCTTGCTGCAAACCTCTTTCACTTAAATTGTATTCCCTCATTAGTGAACTCGCCTTGCGTTCTTTGAGTTGGTTGAGGGTTATTTTGGGTCGGTACTTGCCTGTGTTTATATATACCATCTCTAATTTCCTTCCAGGTTGAATTATTCCTACAATTAAAAAAAAACAATTTTGTTCGGCTATTTTGTAGTTCATTTTTTAAATTTATCCTCTATATTTTTTTCTTAATTTATGAAAAGAGGGTTTTGTTTTTTCAAATTTATAATTGCAAATATCAATATAAATTTTTCTCTTAAATTTCTTAAACCATGTAACTTTATTTCTTTTTTCCTGGATTTTTTCCTGCTTTATAAAATTATTTATTATTTCATCAAATAGATCACTGTTAGTAAAATCTTCTACAGCTTTTTTATCAAAGCTTTCAAAAATATTGTGATATCTGTAATAAACAATATATTTATCATCATTTTTTTGAACTCTTATCATTTTTCACCCTTAGGTTTAGCACTTTCAGAATTGACCTTATGCTTCAATTCAGTCATCTTAAGAACTCTATCACTTTCTTTATGATGGTGATCAATCTCTGCCTTTCTTACTTCAGCATTATCCTTCATATGAGCCATATGCAAATCAGCATCTATTTTATTATGTTCAGCCTCTAATTTCAGTATATCAATCTGATGTTCCATCTGAGCTTTCTGACCTTCCAACTGAACTTTTTGCTGATCAATCTGATTGCGCATTACAGCAGGGTTTTGTTGCATCATCTGTTGCTGTTGTTGCATAGCAATTTGCTTCTGTTGTTGCAACTCTTGTTCCCAAGCATCAACTTCCTTCTTCAATTGCTCAATGCCTCTACCTTCCATGTTATCCAGAATGAAATTGAGTCCTTTCTCAGACATAAACTGAGCAAATACCTGACTCATACCCATAATTTCTTTGACCATGTTAATAGTTCTGGCTTTCTGTACTTGGAATGATGCTCCCGCTTTAACGGTAATATTTAGGGCATTTTCCTCATAATTAAGTGATTTCTGATTTCCTTGGTTAATAGGAACATAGTATCTCTTACCCTCTTTGTCAGTAGCAGGAACAGTTCGTGGTGTTACCCAGTACTTAGGTATTAGGTCAACGTATATTTGTGCTGCTCGTTGTAACCCCTGCATAAATCCAACGATAAACGGCATAGCTGCTGCATTGCTTTGGCTCGCTGATTCAACAACTGCAATACCACTAAGTTGGTTATTGTTGATACCAAGAGAGGAGTCATATGATCCAAGCTCCATCTGGATAATGCTATCAGTCATCTGTAAAGCTTGAGCAATTTCTGGTGGAGCTGGAACCTTAGGAACAGGCGTAATTGGGTTTAAAATTGGCATAGCAGGGTTATTTTCATGAACCGAGTTATAAACCAACACAGATTGCTTTTGCACATCTTTGTAAGCCGTTAAGAACTCTTCTTCTTTTGGCAATGCCTCTTTAGCAACCATAAACTTATGTTGAACTTCATTTTCGATAGCATTCGCGAGAGATATTCCAGCAAAGTTCTTAAGCCTTTGAGCACCTTTTGCATGATAGATGTAGGGTCTTGTAACTTGCCTGACGTCTCCATTCTTTGTTCCTTTTATTAAAATGCTGTTGCCGTCCACAAATACCAATGGAAGCATATTGTAGTCTGTTTCTTCATATTCTATTACTTGGTTTTCTACAATCCTATATCTGCAGATATATTCTGTCTTTGTCTTTCTTGGCTTTCCAATAATAGCTGGAGGAACAGAACCAGGATCTTGCCAATTCTTGACCATTTTTTCATAGTCATTAAGAGACATTACTCTGCCGTCTCTAACCTGCACAATCTTAAATTCTTTGAACTTCTTTTCATAATAATCACAAACAATAAGCGTTTCTGTATTGTCATTCTGATATGACCAATTGAAACCTGAGAATTCCCGCCTAAATGAAATGCCCTCCAAGTTTATATCAGGATATTCATCTTTGAATTCATCCTTAGACATAGGAAATAATTCAAAACAATATCTGCCATCACCTTTATGGCTGTATCTTGCTAGGTGATCAAATCCACAAAGTGTTGGATCAAAAGGTCTGTTGATATAGATGTTCTGTTTCATGGACATTGGAGACTCATAGTCCGTGTAAACTTTAAGCACAGAAAATCCACCAGAGAGAAGATCTTTCATCACTTCATATCTAGTATGGTGATTATCGTAATCCGACAACGCAACACGCATATGATCTTCCACGAACTTGATCATGGCTACGTTTGTTTGTGCCGGATCAGCTGCATGAACTTCAATATCAGGCTCTTGCTTGGAGAATTCACCCAATAGACGTGAAATATAAGCTTCACAGACATTAAATTCTAATTGTGGTCTGCCAATAGATGTTAAAAGAGAAATATCATCAGGGCTCAAAGATGAATCAAATACGAACTTTCTGAACTCATTGAATCTGTCATAGTTAGGTTGAAAGTAATCATAACTACGCTTAACATTTTTCTTGAGCTTCTCAAGTTTGTCTTGAACGCGTTTTCCTGGTAACTCTGACATAATCAAAATCCTTTTTGATCAGTTTTCTTAATTTCATTAAGAACAATTAAGAATCATTTCTTTTGCTTTCCTTAATCTCACAACTTTTTTGTCTTCTTTTGTTTTAGACTCTTCGTCTTTCATATAATTTCTTATGAGATTTTCTATATTCTCATATTTAGACTGTGTAAATTCTCTTATTTTGTCGAAATCATCAACTAATCTTCTGGCAGAGGCATAGTTCTCTGAATATTCTTTTGATAGTTTTACAGCATATTTACAGTCTTTAAGTATTACTTTCATTTCGTCGATAGCGCCAAGGAATCTGTCTTCAATGAAAGTTCTAAGTATCTGCACAGTGGAATCATAACCAGCAATTGTTGCCTTCAGACTAGCGAGTTCCATAGTAAGAAAAAGTATTTTATCTTCAATTTTTGTCATAATCCCTCAAGATTTATAAGATTTTAACCTCAAATTATCCAATTTTCTCTGATTTTGAACAAAAGATCGACCAATTTGTGCATAATCAGTCGTCGAAACGGTAGAATTGATTACAACTTTGTCTATTAAGGACATTTTCACTGCATCGTACAGAGTGTCAGCTATGTCATCGAATCTATGGGCTTGATTAGCAGTTATCTTGCTCATGTGCTTAATACACTTAGCTGTATGCTTACCTTCAGTTGGTAGTGATATCAGTTTATTAGCCACATAAGGCTGCATTTCCAAGAATCGCGCAGTCTTGCTACCAGATGCCTTTGTGCGCTCTATAGGAACAATACGAAGCCCAGGAGTAGATTTTAAAACTGATATCAAAGTGCTACCAGTAACCTTATTCTCAATGCCTGCCAACCTAGGCTTACTGTAATGCCTCATACACTGGCTATAGAACTCCAAGAAAGATGGTTCTAAATCTTTAGGTTCAAATCTTTCTTCCCAGCAGTCCAACCAGTGAAGACCATACAGATCAGGAATAGGATTGCCTTTTATCTCCACTTGATACAATCCCCAGAAGGAGAAAACCGTATAATCCGCCCATTCTTTTTCTGAAATAGCCGTGTCACAAGTGATAAAGCTCGATATGATTTTAGGTTCATTATCCAACTGAACAAACCAATCAGGCTTAAACAATGTTGAACCGCCAGCAACAGGATCTTGAGCATATTGTGCAGCATAAACCCATGGGCTTTCCTGCTGTAATTTCTTCAAGAACTCAATGCTGTGCATCTCTGGATAGTTCGCATTTCCCACCTCGTCCATTGCAGGTATGCAAACATGTTCCCATCCACCAGATGCTAATAATCGAGCGCATAGATCATCCTCATGAGTTCGTTGGCCAATGACTATTATTGGAGTATCAGGTGAATTAGTACGGCTTATAAGCGTGTTATAGAACCATTCATTCGTGCTTTCTCTTATAGTTTCCGATAGCGCATCTTCAGGTTTAATAATGTCATCGATGAATATACAACCACCATAGCGATTAGTCTTTAACCCAGCACCTTTACCAGTAATAGAACTTTGCGCACCAAGACCAAGCGTCACCCCATGTTGTTCTGTTTCAAATGCGGATTTCTCTTGTGAACCTTCTTTTAGTTTTACATTGAATAATTCGCGATATTCTTTGAGCTGAAGAATTTCTCTTATGGTTTGTGTTTGCTTCTTCGCCAGGGCATGGGAGTACGATATATACATGTGATTACTATCAGGGTACTGAGCAATGGTCCAACTAATAAAATGGATAGCCATTTCAGTTTTTCCCCAACGAGGTGAAATATTGATAATGAGTCTTTTGCACTTTCCATCAAATACTTCCTCGAGCTTTTTAATAACCAATTCAAAGTGAGAATAACCGACAGGACGTGAGCCAAAAGTAAAATTCCTTCCAGTTCTTATTTTGTAAAATACTTTAATGAAATCACTGAGAGAGTTAACAAGTCTTTGAGTTAGGTCCGGGGATTTTGTCATGAATTATTCTAAAACTTCCCGAACTTTCCGTTGAGTTTCTTCTGAAATTGAAACTTCAGTTTTTTGCTGAACATCTTTCTTATCTGACCATCCAAAACAATTAAACATTAATAATTTAAAAGCGCCTACATTTAAATTTTTATTTTCTAAATTACCAATGCAATATCCTTGCCAAAAACCCTCTGCAAATTTATTGCCAGCAGAATACGCCTCGGAAAACTCTGGATACTTTTTGACCCATTCATAAAATGTATCGTAATGAATATCATTTTTTAAGCAGAACAATTCTACAGTATCACCACCTTTCATGGCATTCTTTACTCTATCTGGCCAAGATTCATCATATTTTGTAGGTCTTCCACCAGGATGTGCCATTTTTATTTCAACTTAGGTTTTTGAGCTTCTTGTTTCTTCACATAAACTTGAATCTCATCAAGAGCATTTTGCAAATGATGAGCAGCTCTGCATAATTCAGTTGCATTAGTGCTTTGAAAATCTTCACATGCCGATAATAATTTTTTATTCAATGGGGCAAAATATTTCTTTACAATATTATCCATTATTCACCCACTAATTTATTTTCTGCTTCTTCTTTACTTAAGCCAATATCAATTAATTCTTTCAAAGCAATCTTATATTCTTTGCTTCTCTTATCAATTTTCACATCACTAACTTCTTTTTCTTTCTCAGGATAAATAAAACCATCAGTACAAACTGTACATTCAGTTTTAATCATACCACCACCAAGCATTTCGTGAGTTCCTGAACAATTCCAGCAAACTACTGCTTTTGGTCTTTTAAGTTGATATGTATCCATCAATTCTACTGTCATGACTAAACTATATACACCACAATCTACAAAATTGCAAATAAAAAAGGCAGGTGGGATTTTCACCCACTTTTTTAACGGTCGTGTCCCGTCTTCTATGCTTGCATACTGCCTATATAACCAATTATACACGATATCGAGTATAAATCCCTATACTTCCCGTAAAGAGCCTTTTTATTAAAAAGCATCCGACGGGAAAATTATTTTCAATTTATTTACTCAAACCTCTTTACATTACACATCACAGTGTGTATTATGTATCTATGTCGCAATGACGCGATAGAAAATAAAAGGAAGGAAAAATGAGTTACAGCCAAATTGAAAAAACAATCGAAATGCTTAATGCACTCCATGTAGAACCCAATCAACCAAAGGAAATCAAAAATCAAATAAAACTAGAGCTAGAGCGCCAAGAAGAAAACCTGAGGGACATCCGCCGCTCTCTCTTCGGTAAAACCAGTCAGTTCGTATAAACACTCTATGGGGGAGAAATCCCCCTTAACACACGGAAGGAATTAAAAATGACATACAAGATTGTACACAGAGAATTTGGGCAATATCCTTACTGGCCAGACACAGAAGAAGAAGCAGAAGAATTTTGCGACTTCATGAGGGCAATAGATTTACCAAACCTAAAACAATACTACACGCGGAGAATGATCGAATATGGAGACTGTCAAGAGAATGCATCTATGCCTTAAAGAAACTGACAAAAAGCTATTAGATGACTTAACCCATGAACTTAAAGAATCTAATGCGGGTGTAATCAGAAGGGCAATTGAGTCATACCACGAAAAAGTAATACCAAACAAAAAGGAATATGAAAAATGACAACAATTTTATTCTATGTATTTTTAGTAACGGGAATTATATCTGGCATTTACTTGGGTAGTTCCCATTGCGAAGGAAAAAAAGGACGCGAAACATTAGCGCTTTTTTTAGTAGCATTCTGTGCTTTTGGTATATTAGGTCTAACTTTGTACATAGGATGGTGACATGGATTACATAAAAATCTCACTGTTGATATCAGGATTTTTGATCCTGTTGATACCAGCACTTTACTACAGCCAAAAAATAGGACGGAAAATAGCAGAGATATTGGACTGCTAAAGAGTCTGGGACTGAGTAACTCACATACTCAGTCCTTTTCTCTCAACATCGGAAGGAAAACAAATGAAAAAGCATATAAAATATATAATAAAACTCATATCAAGAGCAATAGTAAATCTTGCGGCGCTTCTACTTTTATTCAATAAAGTTCTATTATTGTTACACCTAGAACATACCTATCACAACTATCTCATAATTTGTTCAACATTTAGTCTTGGATCAGTTTACATTGTTCTTTCTAGATTCATCTTTGACTAATGGTGGCGGCAGGTGGTGGTAATTCAGGCTCTCTATTTTGAACCTTGGGGTAAGAAGTCATAGGATTGCCACCAAAGTAAAAAGCAATTACGCCGCCGAACGTGGTGCTAAATGTTCCTAAAAGCATATAAAATAAATTTCTATCCGTTCCATCAGCGGTCGTAAATGCCACAATAAGGCACAAGCCAAAGAAAGCCAATGTAATAAATATCGCTAAGAAATCAATCACCCAATCCCGTTTTCCAGTAGAAGCTACCAAAGATTTTTCCCTATCCCTAGCACTAGCCCGGTCATCGTTAACAGCTTTGTAGAGAAACTCCTCATGTTGCATCTCAAACTGTCTGAGCTTAAGGGCAGCTTCTGGATCATTCTGAATAGCATTCGTAAGATCTGATTCACTGGCATTTTTGTCAAGTCCAAACAAGCTAACTAATCCCTGAACCACCAATCCTGATCCTGGCAAAAAAGTATTAAGAACGCTACCCAGCAAAGGGGCTGTTTTACTTACAATCGTCCCTAATGTACTCATTTTCGGTCCTTATTGCATTTTTTACGATTTTCTAAAACAAATTTAACCGCTTGTTTAATTTTGCTTCTACTGATTGACCCTACTTTTTTTGGTGATTTTATAGTTCTTACTGGTAAAGATTTTTTTAATTTACACATATTAATCCTTGAATCAAAATACCAACTTTCCAGTTCTAAGAATGGCAGCCAATCTATCAGCCCTCTTTCCCACCTGTTTTGCATATGAACTATTTAGCAATTCAATCGCAGCACCATCATAATCGCCAATAGAAAGCTTATAGAGCATTTTCTCAAACTTAGCTACCGTACCAAAGCCACAAAAAGAAAAGTCTATTAGAGCGCATTTACGGGCTTCTGATATATCCTTAAACCAAGTATATTTGTTAATCCAAACATTGAATAAGTAATCTATATCATTGTCCAACATGAAATCAATTTCAGATTCCCTTAGACCTGGACCTGTGGGGCTTATATTTCTACCAACGCCGATGGTAGGTATGCCTTTGCTATCCAGATAGAAATGAGAGCGCCTGCCTTCATCAGCACTCAACATCTTGCGTAACACAATCCTTGTGTCGGGGTTCATAGTCTTCCTCCATGTGCCTTGTCTCACAGGGCATACCACAATTATAGCAGGCATAATAATGCGTGATAATTCCTTCAACTTTTACAATATCTTTGCAGCATTTAGAAACTAGCATCAAAGCTCCATTGTTAAAAAAATTAATAAAAATTAACATATTTCTAAGATATGTCGATTCTGTGTACATATTGCATTACTATCGCATTGAGCACCACTGCGACAATAGCCAATATCCTTCAGGGGTGCTCATAGCATTATGTATTCTGCCACTGCTCTAAAAGCTTCTTCTGCTCCATAGACTACCACGCTCTTATATCCCCATGAATTAAGTTTGTATTTCCATTCCTCCTGTTCGGGTCTTAGATCTTTTCCTTTTTCTGATTTCTTTTTCATTTCTAACCAAAGACCAGCGAACCCCTGACAGGGGGTTGCCAGGAAATAATCTGGTATGCCTTTCTTAACCCCTTGCTGAGAAAGTTTCTTTCTAACACCGGGATTGGTATAGCAAAGACTTTGGTTAGGGATGCTAATGAGAGCCTCCCAGAGTTTTGGGTAGAGTCTCATGATGTCACAAAATGCATCGCATTCTTGGCTTTCAGAAGCTTCAATTTGTTTAAATTTCATACAACCATCCTTGGTTTTTTGTTTAATTTTTAATCAATTTTATTTGAAACCTAACTGAAACCTAACACCTAAAAAAAAAGTTAGGTTTCAAACCTAGGTTTCAAAATATGAAACCTAAAATCTAGTTAGGTTTCACCTTCTAGGCCGCATGGCTTCGTAATTTGAAACCTAACTGAAACCTAATTTGAAACCTAAAACCTACTCTCAAACCTAACTGAGCACAAACTCTCCCCCCTAGAAGGGGAGAGTTAGGTGCGAAGGTTTCAGTTAGAACAATTTTTCTACAAAAGTTTGCATTGTCCATAACCATTCATTGTCTCCTCCAATCTTACTTTTTCTTATCAAAGCATTGATGGATTGTGTGGTAGCTCGTGATGGATTTTTAATTTCCTTTTCTTTTAGGACATGTATTGTTTTTGATTCAAATAAAGTTCTATCAATGCATCTAGCATGTTCTGGAGCATTCCCTTTGCCAATTTTTTGAGATATCTTAGAAATCTCAGTGAATAATTCAAATACAATATCCTGAATATCGGTTGTATCTTTTTTCATCTTATCTCTTTTTGATAGCTCTTCTGATTTACTTAAACCTGATTTTTCTATCGCACAAGAAGTTATCCTGTCTCCTTCTTCATCAATTCCTGTCTCGATAATATTCAATTTAAAATCGTGGAATCTTTCATCTATATCATCTTTTGATTTTGATACACTCCAAGATCTCATATCTCCATTTCTTTCAATACATAAACTAAAATCAAGAGCGCCTATTAAACTTGAATGCCCCCTCATTCCTTTTGTTTTATCTTTCCCAGTGTGATGAACGAATAAAACAGTAGAATTTGTATTTTCTAAAATTGTTTTTGCACCCTGAATAATTCTTCCCATATCAACTGAACTATTTTCTTCACCCTCCCCACACATAGATTGATGCAGTGTATCAATTATTACTATGCCATTATTTGCTTTAAAATGATTTATAACAGAGGAAATCTCAGATATATCTTCGGGATTAAATATATTAAAATTTTGTGCTACAGGATAAAAATTATCAGGAATTTTTGATTTTTTTGAATTTATTTTCCAGGCAGACAATCTTTTCTTTAAACCTGCCATTCCTTCTAAACATATATAAACCACAGGTACTTTTTTTATTCTATAACCAAACCAATCAAATGAACCGTCTGCTATAGACATCCCCATATCAACGGTCAAAAAGCTTTTCCCAGAACCACTCTCACCAAATACGGCACCAATTGATCGTTTTGGGATGATTCCTTTTACCAACCATTCCATGTCTGGCATTTTTTGAATATCTTCATCTCTTAAAAGTTTAAATTTAAAAGTTCCTGGAGAAACATTTTCTTGTCTCAGGAAATTCTTAAAATACTCATCACCAAGATTTTTATGTTCTATATAATAATCATTAATATCATAATTTCTTGGCTTTTCTAGTGGTAATTCTATAACTTTTGCCCCAATACTATTGGCTATTTCTCTGCATTTTTTTTCCATTTCTCTATCAGCAACAATAAAAAATTCTGATTCTGGTGATAATTTTTTAAATTTTTCTGCAACTTTTTTTAAATTACTAGAGCCAAAAGTATTTATACAAAAATTTCCAGTTATTTTGTTGATAGTCCACACATGCCCAAGTCCCTCGGCAATGTATATTTTTTTTGTGTCACCATCTATTGCAAAATAACAATCTTTATAACTATAACCAGTTAAAAACAATTTTTTTGTTGAACAAGGGGATATAAATTGAAGAGATTTCATTTCTCCTTTGTCCCAGCATGGAACTACTAAAAAACCAGATACATTTATCCCTCCAATGGTTAATTTTTTTGCATTTTCTGGGTAAACACCTAGATTATCCGGTGAGCCTTCTTTTTTTAAAATATAAGGGTGGGAAGAATCAGCCGCTATACATAAATCCCATATTTTATTTATTTTATGAAAGGGTTGTGTTTCTTCAATAGCTTGTTTTATTTCTTTGTTTGATCTTGATCCTATGACCGGAGAAGATTTTATTGTTCTCATTCTGGGGGATGCATATTTAAATAATGTTTTTTCAGTTATTCCTCTGCCATTTTTAAAGCTTCTCCATTTATCTCTACATATTTTTTCTCCACAATATTCTTCACTTCCAGAACTCCAGGAAATAAAATCTTCGCAATTTAAGCCTGCCGCCTTGGCTGCCATGCCAATTTCTATCCATTCTCTATAAGCGATGTCGGGGTCAATTGAAAATAATGCTTCCCTTGGGGAAATTGAATTTTTCGAATCTGATTTCGATGGTGTAAACTTCATTAAAAAACTCCTTTTTTTAAATAGAATTACCTTATTTTTAGGAAGTATTTTTATCTGAAGATTGCTTTAGAATCGAAAAATAATTGTTGCATCCATGAAAAAATGCGATAATATCCTGCGATTCTTAATTATATCTTGGATAATTAAGATACTCCCGGCTAGGGAGTTTACCGCTCCCAGCCATCCACCATTAATGCACATTTAAGCATAGTCTGCAATACCATAATCACACATAAATTCCTATCTTTTATTGGTATATTCGGTATAATTGTACCAATCAACAATTAGGACAACTTATGAGTAATAGTCTAAACGAAAAGCAATTCCATGTAAGACTCCCAGAACCAACATGGAAGCTCCTACAATATATTAAACTTCAAAAAGGCTATAAATCAGCGGGTGCAGTCCTAACTGACTTAATAGAAAAACAAAGACATTATTTTGAAAAAAAGAAGTTGACTCCCTAAACTATTCTGGTACTATAGTACCAAGTTAGACACAACAAGGGGAAGGAAGTGGAATACTACAGAAGATATTTAAAACCATTTTTAAGAAATATATGTCAGAAGCACATGGAGTTTTCAGTTCAATCTGATAGCCCATCCATCGATGATTTAGATGTAGATATTAGAAATAAATTCTTGGGTCTAATGATGGACTACACAGAAGAATATTTTATTGATGTTGAATTAGAGACCATGGTTTATGACAACTTAAGAATCTTACTTAAGACAAATTCTCCACAAGACAAAGAGATACTTGCAGATAGCTTAACAAAGGCTTTTCACGATAAATACAAAGAAGAAATGCAAAGACTATTGGATGAGGAATATGCATGTGAACTTATTGAAAAAGAACAAGACGATTTATTGGATGCTGGATACAGAGCAAAAACGGATAGACAAACAGGCGAAACTTATTATGAAGCAAACGGAAAAAGCGCGGTTTACTTGGGTTGATACCTTGTGGTTGGTAGCTGGATGTTCAATAACGATATTTTTAACAGTTCAGGCTTATTTTGTTTTAAGTAAATAAAAAAGGGAAGGGGTGGAAGGAACACCCCTTGTATCACATGCTAAACTTTAGGGATTCAGCTATATGAATATAACAAACTTTTCAAACTGTGACAAATTGTCACGATCTGAAATTGAACAATCAATACAGCTATATGAACAAACTTATTCAGAAAATACATTATCGTACTGTTCAATTTGTGAACATATGCATGAAAACAATACTTGGTGCCAATTTGGAGGTGATTTGTGAGCGATGATTTTTTAGAAGAATTTAAAATACATACACAACAAGCATATTTACAGGGAAATGAAGATATATTAAGGGCGTTGATAAAGACATTTAAAGAAGATAAATCTTACACTCACACAACGAAATCAATACTTAATAGCTTTAATTCAATGCTTAAAGATATATTGAAGATTAAACCTAAGGAAGCACAATGGGTAAAATAGTTTTCGTCATTGGAAAATCAGGCACTGGAAAATCAACCAGCCTGCGAAATCTGGATCCTGATTCAACATTCATAATAAATGTATGCAACAAAGACCTGCCATTCAGAGGATCTGCAGTTAAATACAAAGCCAAGAGTGAATCACACCCTGGTAATTTATATGTTACCAATGAGCATTCTAAGATTATAAAGGTAATCGAAGGGATAGCTAACACAAGACCAGAAGTTAAAACACTGGTAATAGACGATTTTAACTACATTCTAACGCACTATGTATTTGAGAATGCCATGGTTAAGGGCTTCGATAAATTTACTCTTCTCGCCAAAGCAGTGAATGATATATTGGAGAGAATACAGATGGTCAGAAATGATCTATATGTTTTTATTATGTGGCATACAGAGTTAGATGCAGATGGAAGCACAAAGATAAAGACGGTTGGTAAAATGATAGACAGCCAATTAACTCCAGAAGGAATGTCTGGTATTGTTTTACACACTCAAGTTAGGGACAAGAAGTACAAATTCTTGACTAATACTGATGGTCATCATTTATCAAAATCTCCTTTTGGAATGTTTGAGGAAGAGCTTATAGACAATGATTTGCAATATGTAATAGAAAAAATGAATGAATATTATACAGAAGAGCATTTATAAACAACGGAGAAAAAGATGAAATATTGTGTAGAAGAAAATACATGTTCAAATCATCCCTATTTAGGATGTCGTGTTCTTGTTAGAACATTCAGCGCCGGAGTTCATATTGGTACACTGGTATATACCAATGGCGGAGAATGTGAGCTTAAAGACGCATTACGTCTGTGGAAATGGGAAGATGGTGGATTGTCTCTATCTGCTGTTGCAACAAATGGTATTAAAAATGGTCGATTAAATCGAACACCAAAAATTTATTTAACAAATGCTATTGAATACATTCCAATTACAAATGAAGCAGATAAATCTTTCGAAAAATGGGTAGAAGATGATAAATAACCATCATATAAATGAGATTGGAAAAACACACACTGGCTCTGGCTCTGGCTCTGGCTCTGGCTATGGCTCTGGCTCTGGCGATGGCGATGGCTATGGCTATGGCAATGGCTCTGGCGATGGCGATGGCGATGGCGATGGCTATGGCAATGGCAATGGCAATGGCTATGGCTCTGGCGATGGCTATGGCTATGGAAATGGCAATGGCTATGGCTCTGGCGATGGCGATGGCGATGGCTCTGGCGATGGCAATGGCTAATTAAAAACTATTTAAATGGAAAAATATTATGAAAATTGAAGCAAAAACTAGAGATGCAATTATTGAAAGTAAATTGGTCGCTCCAGGTGAGTATCAATTCACGGTAGAAAAAGCAGAAGAAATGACTTCTCAATTTAATAACAAAAATTATATTAATTTAACAATGAAGATTATTGATATCAGCGGAAAAGTTCACATGATATGGGAAAAATTGTTTGAAGATGATAGTGAGAAATTATTAGACTTCTGTGAAACCACTGGTCTTGTTGATAAGTACAATTCTGAAGAACTTTCACCATTAGATTGCATACAAAAGAAAGGTTCATTAAAGCTAACAAGAATGGAAGCTAAGGGACAATATAAGGCGAAAAATATAGTTAAATTCTTGCCTAATGTAGTAGCTCCTCAAGGGATTGTTGTTGACGAAAACCTACCATATTAGTTGATAACCATGGGTAGAAAATTTAAAGACTATAACCCCTACTGTTTGGTATGCAATTGCGATACTAATTGTATGCCAAACCCAGTTAGGTCATATAAATACAAAGGTAAATTTTGTGATATTTATTGCTGGAGAGAATATGAAAAAAATAATGAAGGTATAAATGTGGATGTTGTTTTGACTAATTATGACAGAAGCAGCGCAGAGTGCGTAGGTCAGCCAACTGATTATTTGTTAGATAGATAGGAATGGGTGAAATCTTATCATAGTGACAGAAAAGGCATAATAAAAAATGCTTTCATGATGCAAGACCAGAATAACAAATGATCTTCGATTGCAATTATCGACTTCTGTCACCTTTTTGGAGATTTAAATGATAATAAAATGGGAAGAAATACCGACAAACGATAATGGGTCCTTGGTTAGTCCAGATTATCAAAAATATAATATTAGAACTTTTATTGCTCCAATATCTAATGGATATTTGTTTAAACAAATGATGGGTATTCAATGTTTTGGAATAACATTTATTCCCGGAGAAATTAAATGATAATCAGTGAAAAGCAGCTTACGAAGTTAATAAGAATTGCAGAAAATTACGCTTTTGAGGCACATAAGCAAAAAAATATGAACCTTTACGATTATATTAATACGCTTTTATTTAATATAGAAACTCAACAGTCCGAAGAATTAAGAGAAATAGAATGATAATAAATATACCAAATCCAGATATGTACTCTCATGAAGTATGCCCATGGTGCGCATCTGATGTCAATAGAACGCCAAGCGCCCTGTGCTTGTTTATTTTAACCTGCATTAATCCTCATTGCGGAAAGGCAACAAATGGTTTTACAAATTCAATCGAATTAGAAAAAATATTTTATGAAGAACACAAAAAGGGTAATCACAAAACGCCTGTTAAATATTTAGGGAAATAAAATGCCACGTTATTTCAAAGTAATAAAAGAAAACTTTTTATGGGAAGTCGGAGCTATTTTGAGTGAT